TGCGCTGTATACCGCGAGCGGGGCCACCGCCCGTCCCGCTCTGGCCCTCCTGAATATCTCCGAGTAGACAGCGGCCGTCTCGTAGACGCTGGGGCCTCTGCCCGGGGTCGAAAGCATCCCCTTACGGTCGTCGGTGTCAGTGACGCGGAGGTCCTCTTTGAGGGCGTCCTGTACGCATCTGCGCAGACGGTCGAGAGCGAGGTCCTTATCCTCTTTTTCCCACTCGAGGTACTGCTTGTAGTTGTTCATGGAGTTCTGCTTGAGGCGCGCCAGCCGGTCTTTCCCGTAGCCAAACGTCTCGTGGCAGGTGGCAGCCATAACGAGCCACGCGATTTCTGCGCCCTGATTGCTTGCCATGCGGAGCTGCTCCTCCCGGCGTCCTCTCGGAGCTCGGTCAACCGGCAGCCGGACCTCAAAATCACAGATTCCTTTGAGGTTCTCCCTCATGGCGTCCGTTGCATTCTTGCTGCTGCCGTAGAGGATGGCCGTCTGGTATTTTTTCTCAAAAGCGTCCATCTCGTTACACGCCCGCAGGAGGCGGGACGCGCCAATGCCGTCGTCTTGGTGCATGGAGACGACGATGCACCACATAAAGAGCTGGGCGGAGCGGTCGCGCTGGTCCTCACGCTCCTGCTGGATGTTGTGTGTAAGCACTTTCATCATCCGGCCCTCCTCACGTCGTATAGCAACGCTTGGCCGGGTTCCACGTGAGCTTCGGGATGCTCCGGCCGCAAACGCAGGAGAACTTCTCGTTTGCGATTTCGGCGTCCTCGACGTTCGTCCGACCGTAGCTCACTTTCTTGCAGTCCGGGCAGGTGAACTCGAACCGCGCCAGCGCGTCCAGCGGGATTTTCGCGCCGCACTTCCGGCACTCGTTGGTCGTTTGCGGTTCGCGCAAGAACTGTACGAACTCGTTCTTGCATTTCGGGCAGCGCAGGAGCATGAGGCCATTTGCTCCGACGGGCGGGAGCCAGCTTACCGGCTTCTTGGGGGGGGCTTTCTTATCCGCCGCGGAAACTACCGGGGCTGCCTGCTTCGGCTCGCTGGTGACGCTCTTTTCCGCCTCCGGCGCGCTGTCGCCATTGTACAGCGTCGTGGTCTTGGCGATGGTCTCGAGCGTTTTGAGCGCGGTGTTGAGCTCTGCGGGGCTCTTACCGGTCAGCGTGACGCTGACATCCGGTTCTCCCTGAAACTTGAAAATTTCCATTGAGACTTCAAACTTCGTACTTGCCATGTTGGTTATGCCTCCTGCTTCTTTTCTTTCAGCTTGTTCGACGGGTCGAACTTCCTGCCATCCTCGACGCCGCGCCATGCTGCGTCGAGCTCTCCAACCGTCTTTGGCTGGGGCGTCTTTTTGAACTCTTTCGGCAGTCCAATCTTTTCGAGCTCGTCTTTGACCTCTTTCGGAACTTTCAGTACGAGGCCGTATTCCTGATTTTCCTCGTTCTGCTCCGCAAAAGCCTCGTTTACCCCGCTGACAAACCCGTAGCCGTAGGAATCGCAGATTTTCGCAATCTCCTGCGGTGTGTAATAGTCGCGGTACTGCTTGCGGAGCTTCTTCTGCTCCGCCTTGATGCACCGTACTGCATACTTGAAGATTTTTGTGCAGATTTCAAAATCATCCTTGAGCCCAATGAATCCAACGCGCCAGACGGTCGTTTTGGCTCCTCTCTTGAACCGGTATGCCGCACAGCAGTAGTTTTCTCCGATGACGGTGGATAGCGGAGCCATCCACGAATTTGCTTTCTTGGAGAACGTCTCGTCAATTTCCTGCTGGATGACCGTCGTGTCGTGCTCCTCGAGGTCTCGTTCGGTGAGCTTGTGCTCCGCCATGAGCTTTCGGGCCTTGAGCAGGGCGAGCTTTGCCTCCTCCGGTTCTGGGCTTTTTGCAAGGGCGAGGAGTTTTCGGATTTTGTCCTTGTAGTCCATCAGGCCTCTACCTCCTGCGCGATGCACCCCAGTAGCTTACAGCGTGTAAGCATCATCTGCTCGAGCGAGGACTGGTACTCCTGAACCGGCTCCGCAGAGCCCGCAAAGCACCGTCCGGCGTACCGCCATGTGCCGCCCTGCTGCTTGAACGTCAGGTGCGTCGGGAGCCAGCCTCCGTCGATGTTCTTTACGGTGCTGATTTCTCCGCCTACCTGCAGCAAGCCTGCGCGGTTTGTACGAGGAGGAAGAACATTCAAGAAATAGTCCAGCATTTCGCCGTCAACCTCGTCCCCCACTTCGAGGTAGTCCTCAACGCTTGGCAGGCCACTTTCCCGCCATCCAGAAAGCGTCTTGAGGCCGGTCCCTCTTACCTCTGCGCGCTTCTTCAATATTTCGTTTGCAACAGTCATCATCTGGGCGTCACTCAGGCGGACCGCAAAACCGTTGTCGAGGTAATGGTAGATGTTTCCACACTCTACGAGTATTACGGTGGTCTCGAGGTTTGCCACAGGCTTTCCATCGCTCTTGCGGATAACAGGAACGGCGATTTTCTCCATGTTGTGCTGCCCGCCCTTGTTGTATTGAATCTGGTCGAATGCAAATTTGTGCTCATGGATGCGGTAGTCGCGGTAGTGAACCTCTTCATCCGAGTGCAGCAAATCCAATGTAAACGATTTCATTCTCTGATTTTCTCCTCAAACATAATCGGCATACCGGGTGCTGATGCTCTGCACCCACTCTTTGTCCAGCTTGTCGAGGTATGTGCTCCATGCCTCCTCGTAACTGTTCCACCACCATTTCCTGCTCTTGAGGGCAACAATAAGCTGCTGCCGGGGCTTCATAACGAACTTGATGTACGCCCGGTCGCCCATCGTGTAGGCGACGAGGTTCTCGTCCTCGAAGAACTTCTGCCGGTTCAGGTTTGCGAGCTTGCCCTCTTTCCCGGCCGCGTAGAGCTTTGCGATGACGCTGTTCTTGCGCCAGCGGTACTTTTCGTGGAGCTTCTCGTAATACTCCACGAAGAGCTCCGGGTCCTTGTTTGCGAGCTCGCACAGGCTCGCGGTAGGATTAAGCGTCGGCCGCTCGATGCAGAATTTGATGTCATCGACCAGCCGGGCAATTTCCTTGGCGTCCTTGTCCTCGATGCGGCCCTGCCAGACTTGCTCCTGCAGGCCGTTGAACCACTCCACGAACTCAGAGGAAAGGCGGAGAATGGTGTCGCTGTGGTCTAGCTTCTTCGCGTTGTACCGCGCCGGTCCGGCGACGGCGACGCTCACATGGGCTGCCTCATGCCGGAGCTGCTCGCTCCACTTGGCATAAATCTGGTCCACGATTTTCTGTTTGCGGCTGTCCGGGATGTTCCAGCTCATAACTTTCTGGCAGTAGACCTCGTACTCGTGGGCCGAAATGTCGCCGCGCTGGCCGCTCATGCTGTTGCTGTTCGCCCGATGAATGAGGCTCTTGTCCAGCTCCTTGATTTTCACGTTACTCATGGCCGTCCTCCTCCGGGGCCAACACCAGCTCGTAGTCCGAGACCTGCTGCGGGTCGAGCGGTGCAGTGTACTCGATGTAGCCCCACGCGGGACGGTCGATGTCCTGGCAGTACGTCCGGCCCTCCTCGAAGTTGACGATGGTTGTGATGCTCTCTCCGGGCTGTTTCGGGAACGGGATGCCGCCCACCATCAGCGGGCGGAGGGTGCTGTAATACCTGTAAGCCATATTTTTCTTTCTGCCTCCTGTAATTCAAATGCGAGCTCGTCAAGCTCTTTTTCGATTTCCTCTGCATCGTGGACAATCTGCCGCGCGCCCGGGACGCCCTGTGTGCCGCTCTGCTTTGCCTCTATCCACATCGCAATATGCTCGTCCAGGTCAAAGCTGTCGGAGTAGTCTAAAACTTCATCCGGGAATTTCTCAACGCCCACGCAGATGATGAAGTCCTCTCCGGCCGGTGAGTACCACTCAATTTCCACGCGGCCGTCGTCGGTGTAGCTGCTGACGCTCCACTCGCGCTTCTCGAGAATGTCCACATATTCCTGTCTCAATTCAGGCATTTCGTTTGCTACCTCCTGCCCTGTAATCGGCCCATGCCATCGTGATGACCGTCGAGACCTCCCGCAGGCGGCTTATAATGGCCCGGGCTTTCGTTCCGTCTCCACCTTTCGGGGTAAGGGCTCTCACCAGCTCGTCGGCGTTGTAGTTCGTCGTTATGATGGTCGGCTTCATGTCCTCGTATCGGTCGTTGAGGATGGAATACAGGGTGCTCACGCTCCATTCTGTACACTGTTCCTTTCCGAGGTCATCCACAATAAGTAAATCGACCGTTTTGTACGCCTTGAGTATCTCGTACTCGGCGGCGTCTCCGCTGTCGAAAGCCTCCTTAATGTCGGCCAGCAGGTCGCCGGACGTCTTGCAGACGACCGGGACGCCGCAGCCTATGAGCTGCAAGGCGATGGCGGCCGCGAGGTGTGTTTTGCCGGTCCCGTATGTTCCCTCTATGTAGAGGCCCTCGCCACGCTCCGCGCGCTGCAGAAAGCTGTCTGCATAGGTTTTGGCCGTGTCGTAGCACCGCCGCCGCTCCGGGGTGTCCCGAATGAAGTTGGCGAACGTCCGCTGCTGGAAGCGTTTCTTGATGCCGCTCCTGCCGAGCAGCCTCTCGATTTTGGCGCGCCGTTTGGCCTGCGCCGCCTCTTTCTCTGCCTCCGCTTTTTGTCTGGCCTCCTCCGCGTCCGCCTCCGCCCACTTCGCCTTTGCTCGGTCACAGGTGCATCTCTGCGGGAACGGTGCGAACATGAGGACCGTTCGGCCCATCACGAGGGCCTCGTGGTACAGTTTCCGGCCGCAGAACTCGCACTCGACCGGCTCCGGGATTTCGCGCTGGCAGTTGTAGCCACCAGCCAGAATATCCTTGCTTGTCGGCCGCCGGTGCTGGGCAGTCTCAGCCGAACGAGCCGAATCCGCCGGATGGAGTGAATCCAGCATAGCCGTCAGCGTTTCCACGCTGCTCACCTCCTGTGTAGTCGTTCATGTAGCCTTTTGCATTAAGCCAGCTTGCCGGGTTTGGCGTGAATTGCCGTTCCCGGAACCGGCTGTCATATTTCTTTGCAGCCTCAACAGCCGCGATGCTTCTGTCGGTCGGCGCGCCGGCCC